CTGTACGTTAGTTACATCCTGAGCAATATCATAATATGCAAACTTCTCAAGTACATCATTTAAACTCAAAGGAATCTGAGTTACATTCTGACCTGTATAAGTGATTGATGTTGTTTTGTCTTGAATGCTGTATGTTCCTACTAGCTCTACAGTTGTACCATTATTTATGGTTTTGATAACAGCCAAGTTGAAATATTGAAAGTATCCTGTAACATCTAAGTTACTGATATTCAACACAATAGACTTTCCTACAGAATAGTTAAAGTCAGGTGTAGTTATTTCTGTATTAGCAATGGATGTAGGATTGGTTACAGAATAGTAGGATGTATATCCATCTCCTGAGGCATTGCTATATTGAATAGCAAATTGATAGGTACCAGCTTTCAAATCACCTCCTACAACAATCTCAGAAACATCTAGACTAGGAATTTGAAAGTTAGGCTGAACCTTTAATTTGTTACAATCAAGAACTGGAGTGATTTGTGGATCACAAAGCCCATCAGTGAGATAGGCTGTAGTGTAAGGAACTTGCTCAATATTGATGAATCTTCTTGGATTCAATCCATCTGTCCAATACACCTCTGTTGTGCAATTGGTAATCTTATGGACAGCTTTATGTATTGGGTAGTTTATGTCAAAGTTTAGACATGTAGAATTGGCACAAACAGTCAAATCTGTATTAGGAATAGGAGTGCACAATGTGTGATAGACACAATCATTGTTATCCATATATCCTATCTCACTTCCTCCTGTCTGAGGATTGGCTAAGAAGAATATATGTTTGCTTTTCTCCTGTATGAAATGGGTTCCAATAAGTTGGTAACCTTCAGGGAAGTTTAGACAAAGTTCATTACTTGGCTCATTCTGATAGTTTACAGAATTAGCATCAAAGTTCTCTAATGCTGCATTTAGGGCATAAGAAAGTTTACCCTTCTGTATTTGATTTACAGTAGAGTCCATGTCTAATCCCACTCTGCCAAGATTATACTCTTGCCTTATGTTAGAATCTCCAATGTTATCTGTTCCATCCATAGCCATATCTGTAGCTTCTATTTGGTAGTTCATATTGTGCAAAGCGTTGGAGATCATTTCTCACTCTTCTTTGCTTAGCCCATACATCTTGTTTCTTAACTTCAGTGTACGCCATGATGAAGGCTTCTTCTGAAAGTTGCTTGTAATAAGCTAACTTTTGCTGTATTTGATTGAATGTTTCATCATTGATTTGATTGGCTAGGGTTTCAAACACCTTATATTTAATGAAAGCTTCTATATACTCTCTAACACGATAGTTGTCAGGGATCAATTGGTTGCCTACAGCATCATAGTCTGTAGCATAGAAAATCATATGTACAATGCCACAATTAAAGTTTGTGACAAACTTATTGTCTCTAATATCAAAGCTATCATAGCTAGCTGATCCTGGAGTGAACTCGTGCACAGGAGGAGCAGATGTGTAGAACTGCCAAGCGTCTGTATAGCTCACGTCACATTTACCATGGCAAGATATATTACCTGGTTTTAGTAGGTATTCTTTTCTTATTGATCTGGCAACTTGTTGATTGGTCTTATACACTGCTTGGATGAGTTCAGGCATACATGAGGGACATCCTGTTGTACACTGTGGGTTGGTACAGGGTACAGTGCCACTGATGTATGGAGACACTTGTATTGTTGTTTGTGAAGCAGCTTGAGAATAGAATGAATTAGCTGTCTGATAGGGAAGTTGAGGAATCTCTGTACACATCCAAGCTTCTCTAACAGCAAAGAAGTTATCAGGAAGTCTAGCCTCATAGCCAGCAATGTCTAATGTCTGTTCAGCAATGACATAGCTTGACCTACCTAACTTCTGTAGACATTTGTCTAAGTAGGTGGGAAACATCAAGTCATCCACTGCCCCTGTATCAAAATAAGACTTTAACTCTTCTTTGACAATTGAGTAGACTGGTTCAGGGGAGACAAAGTTATACCTGTAATAGTATGCCATATTATTTTATTTTTTCCATTCCCTGTAGAGGTGCTGGTATTTTTCGTTAGTATTTATATAATGTGACAACAATCTAGAAGTGACACGAGAGGGTTTGAAATACCACAGATTTATATTGCGAATCCTTGTAGACTCCTTGAACCAAATCCATCCAAAGAAATATCCTTCTGTGTGGAAATTGAAGTTGTAGATTATCTTACCCTTTTGTTTTGTTTTCTGCCAGTCCACTGGTAGGTTTACAAACTCCTTACCATTGACACCTTTCATCTTTCTTCTCTTCTTCTTATTGATAGAGAACTCACCAAAGCCAAAGGGAAGTCTTGCTTTCTCTCCTGTTTCTAGAATGTAGTTTTTAAAATGCTCATTATATAGGTATATAATGTTCTTCCACTCATCAAATGAAATCTTTATGGTGGAATGTTTTTTGCAAAAGTTATTATAGTTTTCCTTACTAGAGCTTCTCCAGTCTATCTTAGTACGCATTAGCTAGTTGGTTTTGCATTAGGAGCTTGTCCATCAATGCCATCAAATGTTTGATCTGTTTTAATGCTAAAGTATGTCGATAAAAGCTTTTGAGAAGTGAGTTGCAACACTTGTGTTATTAGATATCCTGGACATCCAAATTCCTTATCTAAAGGATTCATGCAATAGTCAGCATCACTAACCAAAGGAGCTGGACCACATGCACAGTCTGAGGGATAGAGTATTTCATTAGGAACATCTTCTTCAAAGAAAGCAGATATTCTTACAGACTGTAAGTTTGGATTGTTTACATATAAGTATCCACCATTAGCCACCCAATAGTATTGTTCAGCTTTGATGATGGGAAGTTTTAATAGGTTTAGATATCTGTTGATGGTAATTTCTTTAAATCTCTTTCCTTTACCACCCATTGCGTTAATTGAATAAACACCTTGAATAAGGTATTGATAGTTTCCTTCACTGATGCGAGGAAGTTTGTATTTACTTCTTGCCACTTGACAAGGGTCAACATACTCACAGCAATCAGAGATGGGCACCTCTATCATCTCCAAACAAGGAAGTGTTTGGAATACAGTGTCAGTAGCCCAAAGCTTTCTGAGATTGGTCTCACGCTTAACTAACAAGAATGTGTTATTCTTAATCTCAGATGCAATCACACGATCAGTGATCAAGTTGTCTGTAGAGAGCAACTTGTGCATTGAGCGTACATCTGAAACCAATTGTCTTAATGTTGCCATTATAAATACTGTTTGAATATATTTGTCATTCCATCAACCTCATCTATTAAAAATCCTGTCACCTCAGCCTTAGCACACACGTGACCATTCTTGTCATCCCATAGACTTTTAGAATTTGAGAATGCTGGAATTTGATAAAACTTAATACCATTAAAATCTAAACTCACCTCATGATGCTTGTCTCCTGTAAAGATGTAGAAGTTTCTATGCAAGGACCATGCCTCTCTAAACTCTATTGGAAATATGCCAGCCAGTTTTGCAGGCTTTATAGCATCCCCATGATTGAACATCATAGCTGAGTTTCCATAGCTTACATACTTTCTGTATTTAGGAGAGCAGTCAAATGTGAGTCTTTCTACATCTCTGAAGTATGTTTTTAACCAAGTGACTAAGTGCCATCCAACATACTCATCATGGTTACCAGCCACATAGATGATGTTTACGCTTTGAGCATATTGCAATAGCATTGTAATCATCAACACCTCATGTCCACATATGTATTCAAAAGAAGTTTGATATGTATGTGTGTTTTGCTGAGGGGTTCCTTTTGTTGTGTTGTTGGTATGCTCACTGTTAAACTCATCAGAGCCAATCACATAAGTGATGTTCTCTAGGTTGTTTGAGAGCTGGGCTTGGTTGGCTATCAGCTCCACTTTGTACATGATGCTAGCCAGTCTATCAGCAACATTGTTGTTTCCATCTATATCCCATTTGTTCAAATGAGAGTCTTGTTTGTTGATTATAAGTGTAGCATTTGGCTTCTCTGGAGAGAACTTAGGACTCATAACTTCCTGACTAACAGGCTTATATGAAGCTAAAAAGTCTACAAAAGCATCTTGAAAAACTTGTTCTGTAGACTTCTTTCCTAACCAGGCTTTCACCTGCCAGTGGGGATGTTCTCCATTGCCCCAGTAGTTTTGCACATACTTAGTGATTTCCCACTTGTTTGTGTCAATTTTACACTTTACTATGAGCTCATCCAAGCTCTTGATTTCATCCTTTGTATTGAATATCACCTCTCCAGTTCCTCTGCTCAGGTCTTCTTCAAACCTAACAACAGCATCTTCTAGATCAGATATGTAGCTTGCCACCTCTGCATCCTCACGCACTCTTTCTTTATTTTTCAATTCTTTTAACAACTCCTCAACATCTGACTCTGAAATTCCAAGCTTTTCAGCATAGAATTTTTTACTTTTCTTCCAACGTAACATCTCTTCTAGCTGCTGTAGCAAGGATTGATTTTCAGGCATATGTAGTTTAGTTTAGTTAAAATTGCTGTAAAGATAGGAACTATTTCTGAATTCCCCAAAAATTTATTAACTAATTTGGTTATATACAATAACTTTTTTAGTTAGAGTTTAAACAAAAACCCCCAGGGTAAAAACCCCAGGGGAGACCTTCTGTAAACCAACAAACAGAGGTTTTTAACTAGGTGTATTGCAAGATGCTGTTAAGCTAAACGATCCAGAGCTAGAGAAACAGTTCACTGTATCCACTCTCAAACGATAGGTACCAGCAGGTAAAGTATTAGAAGGGAGATCAGAAGTCCAGGTTCCTGGAAGAGATCCCACCTGAGTGTAGTTGAATGTATACAACACTATGGTGTTAGTAGAGTCCATAATGTAGGCTGAGTAGTATCTTGTACCAGTTCCAGAGTAGTAATATCCACCAGGAGTGATCAAAGCTGTGTTTCCTAAAGTGACTGTGAACAGAGCTGCTTCTCCACCAACACAAGACGCAATAGCACTTGTATCACCAGTTAGGCAAGTTGGGGCTATTGTAGTGGTACTGCTTGTTGTGGATGTACTACTTGTAGTGGTAGTTGTACCACCAGCAATTAGTATGTCAAGGTAGTTATCACAGATTCCTAAAGACTGCACTCTGATTATTGAGGCATCATCAGGAACTCCTAAAATTGTATATCCAGCTTCTAAAGCTGCTTTGGCTACTCCTGTTGCTATAGGTGTTACAAATCCATCTGAGTTTGAATAGATGTCAAATGGTCCTGTATCTCCACCTGCAAAAGTTAACGTTATTAATATTGTCATATTGATTGATTGATTTATTTATTAGCAGTCAGAAACTGATACTACTTGTGAAGAACATCCTACTACTGCTTTACCACCATCTCCAAATGGATAAAATGTTTCACACACTGTGTCAATGTAATAGCACTTACCAGCATATGAATAATACCCAGTACTTACATTTCCTGTGCCATCTGAATTTAAAGAAATACGTGTTCCTACAGTCCAAGTAGGAGTGGATGTTACATATATAGTTGTTGAAGATCCAAAATAACAAGCATTGTAACAACTTGATCCATCATATGCTACTGAATAAGAAGTTCCTATACATCCCACTGTACTACAGTTTGCTCTACTGTATGGATAGAAACCTATTGATGAAGATGTAAAATAAACAATGCTATCATAAGCATAATAATATATGGTTTGTGCAGCAACTGTATTTATTGCAGGAAGTCCACATTCTTGATAGTTACCAGCAGACGTAAAAGATTGTGTATAATCATATCCATTAATACTGTATGTTACATACACTGTATTGTCTGGATAAGATGTATTACCTGTTGAACTAAGTATATCAGAATTAGATATAGTTATAAGTATACAGACGTTTCCTGGAGCAAAAGATGATTTAGGGGGACATCTATTGCTAGTATACCCTGACCATGGAGAGGCTGATGTATCTACCCATACATAAGATTCTATTTCACTTTTTGTAACAATTTTATCTCCTGTAGGAATTGAACCTAATGTAACTTTAGATTCAAATACGCCAGTATTTACAGCATCTCTCAAATTATCAAAAGTGACTAATTGGTTTGATGCTAATCCTGCCCAACTCATGATAATAATTTGTTTAGTTTTTCTTCAAGTTCTTTCACTTTCTTCTCTAAAGCAGCAATCTTTAATGTATGAAGATCTATATACTTAACTTGCAATTTATCAACATCTGCACTAAATACTAGATCTGGAGCAATACCTTGAACTTGCTGAGCTGAGTAACCATATCTAATTACATTGTGGGTATCATCTTTAAATGTATATTTAATTATATCCACTGCAGACAAATCTACAATAGGATTGTATTCTAATATATTTTTAAGTCTAATATCTGACCATTGATAGAATGAACCAGCAGTTACAGAAGCAGCTGTACTAAATTCAGCATTACCACCAGCAAGTATCTTGAATCTACTAGCTGCCCCAGTTTCGTTAATAGAGAATGATGTTTCTGAGTTACCAGATGCAAAGTCCCATTTAGCTGTTCCAGAAGAGTTTAACCAAGCAACCCAACCAGTAGCATCACTACCTTTAAATAACGCTTTACCACCTTGAGGTGTTCCAAATGATGTAGCATCAAATACTTTCTGACATGTAATTGTTTGATCAGATGATGTTCTTGTTACAAAATCTGTTGTACTTGGTGTACTACCACTTGAACCACTTGATCCATTAACACCATTAACACCACTAGCACCACTAGTACCACTAGAACCATTACCACCAGGAGAACCACTAGCTCCACTGGTTCCACTAGATCCATTACCACCGTTAGCACCACTGGTTCCACTAGAACCATTGCCACCATTGACACCACTAGTACCATTAACACCACTTACGCCACTGGTTCCATTAGCACCATTTACACCACTTGTACCTGCAGGGCCAGTTCCACCATTTACACCACTTGTACCAGCAGCTCCATTAGCACCACTTGTACCAGCTGTACCATTACTAGAACCACTTGTACCAGCTGTGCCAGCTGTACCACTAGAGCCAGATGTTCCATGTGTACCATTTATACCACTTGTGCCACTTGTACCACTAGATCCACTAGCTCCACTCGTTCCACTAGAACCATTGACACCATTAGCACCACTTGTTCCACTAGAACCACTTGTACCAGAAGAACCACTAGATCCTGCTGTACCAGATGTACCACTAGTTCCACTTGTACCAGTGGATGTACCACTTGTTCCATTAGAGGAACCACTTGTACCAGCTGAACCTGTAGCACCACTAGATCCACTCACACCACTTGAACCACTTGTACCATTAGTAGAGCCACTAGATCCTGCTGTTCCAGTTTCACCACTAGAGCCAGATGATCCTGATGAACCAGCTGTTCCAGAAGAACCACTAGAACCACTAGTACCATTTGAACCAGTTAATCCACTTGTACCACTAGAACCACTTGTACCAGTTCTACCAGAACTACCAGCAGTACCATTTGTACCACTTGTGCCAGTTCTACCACTGGATCCACTTGTTCCAGATGAACCATTTTCTCCACTAACACCACTTGAACCACTTGATCCAGAAGCACCAGCAGTTCCTGATGTTCCATTACCACCTGAAGTTCCATTGGTGCCATTTACACCAGATGTACCCCCTGTGCCATTACCTCCAGATCCAGAACAAGCAACTGCATCTATCTTTTCTAAAGCTGATGTTAAGTCATCACCATTCTTAATTCCTGTACATGGTAAGTTGGGACCTGTGTACGTAACGTGGTCTGAATCAGTGCAACAGTCTCCACATCCACAGTTGTCACTAGGATGATAGAAAGCATCATAACAAGGCATTCCAGGTAGACAAGACATTTATATAAATTTAATAAGATTAAGGAATATACATGATGTAATAAGCACCAATCACAGGTTGGATGTTTGTGTGCGAACCACCACCACCAGCGTCACTAACTGTTACACTTGTAGCTACAGAAACAGATAGGTCTACAGATGATGTAATTTTATTTGATGGCTCAGAAGTTCTAGTTGCACTTCCAGAAGTGTTTGATGCTGGAGAAACAACTCCTGCATAGTTGTGACTATGGGGATTTGGAGACACTGTGGCTGTAGATGAAGCTACAGCTAAGTGACTATGAGCAGGTATTTGTGCTGTGGTGAGAGTTACAGCATTTGATCCTGCTGTACTGTACAAAGCATAGTTTGGATTGGATGGGCTTGCAGCAGGGTCTACACTAGGATCTAGTCCTATTCCT